GGTCGGAACACTGCGGAGAACGCCCGTCACAGGATCAACAGGGGGCAACTGTTTAAGAACAGGAGGCCTGCTGACCGTGATCGTGAACGGACGGCTAGCGGAAGATGCCGTGTCGACACCAGACTGGGTACCGCCAAGAGCGGTAACAGCCTTCTGGACAGACTGGGCATTCGGCGGCGTATCAGCCACCAACGTATAAGTTGGTGACGTCAGCGCCGTCTGAGCTCCACCCGTGACGGGTGAAGAGATTTGCATCGTCATGAGGTAATACCTCGAAAGGACAACGTTGAAGGTAACAAAGAGACAAAAGTCTCTCCGGGTTATGCTAACCGGGAAGTCAGGAGTGCACCGATGTTTTCCCACGGACGACTAGAAAGAGGTATATCCCAATGAAAGGATATATCTAACTGGTCAGAAGTAAGGATAGATCGGGTTCCCGTCTTCCAGATCATATTACCGCCGCTATTGTTAACAGTAGCAAAAATCGTCTTAACTGAAGCGTCAGGCGTGAAAAACGCGCGTTGTGGAGTTATCTCCACATTGCTCGAAGTCACAATGGCGCCCCAGGAGAGATTCGTGCGCTGGAAACAAAAGTTATCGATCATATCACCAACATTGGTGAAATAATCGACGATCCAGGAGTAAGGAATCAGGTTCCAGACAGTAGGCAGAAAATGCGGCAAATCAAGCTGCAGTTCCTGACTAAGTGGCCGGAGACCTGAGTCATTACTACCATTACGTACACCACCCATGCAATACACATGATAACTACCAACGACTCGGTAGGGCATGTGGATCGCACCTGCTCCATTAGATATAGTATCCTCCCAAAAGGAGGCACTATATGGCGTGAAAGCAGAAGCACGGACTGGTGATAGCGGAGAGATATGAGACTCACGAATGTGAGCGATACCGTCCGCGGCATCCATAGCTAATGGACGCCAACCAAACCGGTACTCGAGGTACGCATCAGCCAACGCTTTGGAAACAGAGGGTCCCTTCTTCCTACCTCGGGCTATCCTTTTAACCCGATCAATGTAGGATAAAGTCAGATCTCTGAGGCCATGCATCGGATTGATGATCGTCTCCAAGGTTTCTTTAAGCTCGCCAATGTCTTGACCAGCCTGAAAAGCTGATCGAGCAAATTCGCAAGCCTGAATAAACTTAGAAACACAGCGGTCATGAGTCGTTTGGACTACTGAAGCGCTGGGATTGGGAATCGAGGGAATCGATAACCAATTACCTTCACCACGCCCCTCAAACCAAAAGTTTGGATTTGAAGGGTCCTCAGTCCTAACATACCAAACGCAGGTAGGGAAAGATTGAGGTGACTCATGCCACTGACGAAAGTTAGTGACATTAAGACCACCTTTTATCAAACCCCGCCACGCTGGCTGGTCAAGACCAGAGGCCGTAAAAACGGAATAATTAGCCAACATACCACCAGAATCGATGACGGTGGCCCAACCAGGGCCATTCCATCCACGAGACTGGTAGAACTGATGGTAGTAAAGATTCCTAACACGGTTGGTAGAAGACATAACACTCCAGGAGTGTCAGTAGGGATGTAAGGGTACCACCCTCACAAGTTGTCTAACTGACAGAGAGATCTAGAGCCAAAGTGCACCTTCATTGAAGCGTCTGGTCCAGGTGATAAGAGGCATGTTGACAAGAATCTTGTCAGCAAGCCAAAAACCATCAGGATCTCTTCTTTTGAGAATAGCCTTATAAGGGCTAATATCATCAGAAGACGGAAGTGAGTCATAGTGATATTCTAATACCACTAAATACTCATATACAGAGAACACGACAATGTCGATGTACATAAGGGCTCCAGAGAAAGCCTAAAGGGCTAATAACCCCAAGGCGAAGCATCGCAAAACCGAGCTAAGAAATTTAGCTCGACGATGCGAGAGGCCCCGAAAG